ATATGCTTTGAGTAATACATTTAAACCAAGAACAGTTAAAAACGGCACAAAGGATATTGAAATATTTTATGATGGTGATAAAGCGATATCAAACTTTTTAATCTCATCTATAATAAAAGGTAAATCCCTTATCAAAGAAACTACTATTGATGCAAAACCTATTATTGTAATAAGTCCTAAAGAAAGACTATTGAATAAAATCAATAAAACCGTGATGATTGATCTAGACACTATAGAAGATTCTTGGATTGATAATAAAAAGGATGTATCTAAACTAGATCTATATACAGCATTTAAGGGTCATGGTTTAACTGGAGCATCTGTGCCTCCTGTAAGAGCAAGACTTATGACTTGGTTATCTGAATATTCAGATGCCTTTAATAATACATGTGAACAAGCTGTTGAAGGGTATTCACATATTATAAGAAGAATTATCAGAAAGAGAATTGATATTATTAACGTAATGTTAGGGGATTTGGATAAAGTATTATCAGCATCTAAGGCAGTTCGTAAAACTAGAGTGGTAAAACCTAAATCGGTTAGCAAACAATTGGAGAAACTTAAATATCAAAAAGAGAGTTTGGAATTTAAAATATCATCTATCCAAGTTAGTTCCATCATTGGTGCAATGAGATTGTTTGTATTCAACTCTAAGACTCGTGAAATATCAGAATATGTTTCTACGTCCTCTAAGGGGTTTGAAGTTAAGGGTACAACATTACAGAACGTGAGTGATGTGTCAAGGAAAACTAAGTTAAGGAAACCGGAAGAGTTCTTAACAATTGCACAAAAGAAAACAATTAAACAAATTGATACTGCATGGAAATTATTGACAACAAAGGTTAGTGTTCCAAATGGTAGAATTAATTCCGATACTATAATTTTAAGGGTGTTTGCATAATATGATGATGTTTAATATGTCTACAAATATGGTTGAGCAGATTGAAAAAGATTTAGAATTGATACCATTAACACCAAAGGAATTCTCTTATATGGTAGAAGAGAAAATCTTAAAAGGATATGATTATATTGCTGCGTGTGTTTATATCTGTGATGAGTTAGAGTATGAGATCACAGAGATTTCTAAATTGATTACACCATCTTTATTACACAAGATTGAAGCAGAAGCAGTTTCTAATAGATTACTTAGATCCAATTCTCACATTCTACCTTTATGATCGAACCATTTACATCGTTCAGGTTATATCAATCTATAAAGTTACATTTCGACTCTGACTCGTATGATTGTATTAAGTATCACTTCAAGACCTCAACAAAACCAGAAACATTCTGGAAGAGGAAGGATAAATATTTCTTTGCTAAGATAGGAAAGCAATTTGATGATACAGATGATTTGATTGGTTATTATGCTTCACAGTTTGTTGCTGATAACAAATGGATAGGTGATATGATAAACGATGAAGCAGTGTTTAAAGATTGGCAAAGGAGAACACAATCATTAGCATATAACTTTGAACAGGATATATGTAAACTTGAAAGCACGGCAGGATCATTTGATAAATTATTTGATTGTTCTAACGGACATCCTGTTGTGATAACATCTTTGATATCAGAAGAGATATCAATTGAAACTGTAGTGATACTAAATCACATAACAAAGTTTTTATCTAAAGCAGATAAAGAGATTACAGAAACCATTGTGTGGCCAGATATATCAAGGAAGATTCGTAAGTACGGATCATTCATCAATATTGATAATAATAAATTTAAAAATATTATACTTAAAGTTTTCTCGTCATAGCGATGAAATCTTAGATTTGCAGTTGTCGAAATGCCATCTTTTCATAAGGCTAAGGCCCCCACTTTTGGAACAGTGTGGGCAATGGACTATTTCTTGAGCAACACCTTTATTAGCAGCTGACAACTTTGCTCTAGTTTCGTCAGATATATGATTTTTAGCAGCAGACATCTTTGCTTTGGTTTCGTCAGAGCGTTTACTGCCAGTATTAGCATCAGATATCTTGGCTTTAGATTCTTCGGAATGTTTCTTGCCTGTATTACCAAATCCACCATCAAGACCATTTTCAAGAATGAGATTTGCCCAAAGATTGGATTCTACTATGTTGTTTTCAATAGATAACTGTAGTGCAATTTCTGTGATGTTGGTGTCGTAATATGGTTCAGATACCCAAAGGGTTTCAACGAATTCTTTACCATGCTTTTTGATATGTCGTTTCCAATGTAACCCTGATCCTGGATATGTATAGGGATCTCTAGTAGTTTTACCAAAGTATTTCTTACCAGTTATGGAGTGTTGCTTGATATAAAGAAATGTTGGAGTGATTGGTGTATAAATAGTTGTGCTGGTCATGGTAGTTCCTTACTGTAGAATGATTAGAGCCAATAGATGTTCGAGCATCGTGATTGGCATTTTTATTGCTTGACAAAAAGTGATTATTGTTATATAATAGTCTTTCTATAGTGTTATTTATACAAATTGAAATTTAGAGAAAGAAGTGAAAATAAGTGTTGACAATCTTACTACTGTATAGTATAATAGTATTTTAGTTAGTAGACAGAGGAGGTAAATTTAGATGCAGTATGTGTGAATAATTCAGTGTTACAAATAATTCAGTAAATAATTCAGTAAATAATTCAGTAAATATAAAAGGAAAATAATATGTCGTTTGATTCATTAAAAAGAAACCGTGCTAATATATCATCATTAACTAAAGCAGCAGAAGCTGCTGGTGGTGGTGAAAAGAAAAACTATGCGGATGATAGACTTTGGAAACCAACAGTTGATAAAGCTGGTAATGGTTATGCAGTATTTAGATTTCTACCAGCACCTGAAGGTGAAGATCTCCCTTGGGTAAGTTATTTTGATCATGGGTTCAAAGGTCCATCTGGTCAATGGTATATCGAGAATTCATTAACATCAATTGGTCAACAAGATCCAGTTTCAGAAGCAAATACAATCTTATGGAATACTGGTCGTGATGAAGATAAAGCAATTGCTCGTGATCGTAAAAGACGTTTACATTATATGTCTAATATCATGATTGTTTCTGATCCAGGTAACCCCGCTAACGAAGGTAAAATATTCTTATACAAATATGGTAAAAAGATTTTCGACAAAGTTATGGATGTTATGCAACCACAATTTGCGGATGAAACACCACTAAACCCATTCGATTTCTGGGAAGGTGCAGATTTCAAGTTGAAGATTCAACAAGTTGCGGGATATCGTAACTATGATAAATCAGAGTTTTCGGCAGCATCTGTGTTTAATGAAGATGATGCTAAACTTGAAGTAATCTATAATGGGTTATATAAATTAGGAGAGTTTACAGATCCAGCAAACTATAAATCGTATGATGAATTGAAAGCGAAACTAGCAAGAGTCTTGGGTGAAGAGGGTGCTACAAGATCAACAGCAGAATCTATTTCATTAGATGAAACTGCAACACAACCCAGTTTCAAAACAGAGTTCGCTAAACCAACAGCATCTGTTGCTGAGGAAGCAGAGGATGAAACAATGAGTTACTTTCAAAAACTAGCATCAGGTGATGGTGGTAGTTAGAGATAGATAACAAGGTATAGTAGAAAGGGGACTTAATTGTCCCCTTTTTTTTCTTTCTAATATCCAGTGTTCATAAACGACAATTTCACCATATCATCTGGAGTAATTCCACTAGAAACAACGGTGGATGAATTTGTCACATTAGTAGTAGCATTACTATTTGAAGTCCAACCACCTGGAGCAACAACGATATTGTTACTTTCTTTATCTGCTTCTGCTTTTTCATTGATATTTTCATTGGTTCTTGTATATACTCCAGAGTCAGGTGTTTCTAACTTTTCAACCACAGGTTCATCACTACTACTACTACTAAAGAAATTACCGATACTTGATAAGATACCACCACTTTCCTTTTCAGGGGATTCTTTAACTAAAGATGCAGATTTTTCGGTTGATTTATCTGTTACTGTAGAATCAAGCGGTTCCTTTTTAGCGTTTTCTTTCCTATAATGTTTGTTTCCCCATTTTTCAGTTTTAGCCAACTCAGCAGCATTTTTAGCTTTAACACGAGAATCCATATCTTTAGGCATGGTAAACCCACCATCAAAAGGATTTTCTTTAGTAAATTCGTAGGATTCCTTTTCTTCTGGTGTTAATAATGCAACCTTTTCTGCTTCTGCTTTATCACGTGCATCGTTTCTAGCCTTTGCTATCTTTTGATTTTTAGTTAATTCCTTTCCTTCGATTACCAGTTGACCAGCAAGGAATTTTCCGTCTTTTACACCAGCATCTTTAAGTTGTTTTGCTTGATCGTCTCTTACACGTTTACTCTCTTTCCTTCTATCGTTAGAATTTCTCTTTCCTTCTCCTCTGAATCCATTAGCTCTGTCATTAGATAGTTTTTCCTCCTTTGACAATGGTTCAGTTTTCTTTTCTTCTTTCTTTTTTTCTGTTACTTTAGTTTCTGTAGATCCGAAACCTAGAAAACTAGCAAGTTTACCAAAACCTGGTATGGCTTTTGTTAATGCTCCAATAAAATCAAAATCAAAAACCGATGTGATAAATGATACAACACTATCCATTAATCCACTAATGGTATCCAATATCGTATCTACAACATTCTGGAATATATCAGTGAAACTAAACGAATCTAATAATTCAGAAAATTTCTCAAAACCTAATGCACTAGCAACCCAAGAAACCAAGTCTTTAATTAAATCTGGTATAAACCCATAAATTTTAGCGGGAAGTTCACTTATCAGTGTTCCTATATTTTGAAATATATTTGAAAATGATTCTATTATAGGACTAAAAAAGTTCGATATAGAGGTTCCTATTGATGCAAATATATTACCAAACCAATCAAATGCGTTGCCAATACCATTTTTAATGATATCCTGAAAACTAAACGAATCAAGAGATTTAGAAACATCATCAAAACCGAAAGCACTTGCTACCCAAGATATTGCATCTTTTAATAGATCCATTGGGTACCCTATCATTGTAGCACCAAGCCCTGATATAAATGCTTTGAATGTTTCCATAATAGAACCAGTTTCTTCAAAGGTCTTAAAGGCATCATTGAATGCATTATATAATGATTTTATTGCTAATCCAATAGCAAGTGCTGCTCCTACTATCAATAATGCTGGTACTAACATTGGAGCAATAGCCGCTAATATAGGAGCAAGAGCAGCACCTATAGAAGAGAACATTCCCATCATACCAGGAATAAAACTGGTCATCATAAAAGCTTTAGCAGCAGACATTGCATTTTTAAGAAGGTTCCACCCCTTACCAGCAAACTTCGTAAGACCTTTCAAGAAACCTTTAAAGTCTGCTATCCTTTCAGGTAACCACTTCATCTGCATAAAAGTTCTTACTGCTGTAACAGCCACCTTTAACGCTTTAAATCCTGATATAATTTTACCACCAAACTTCAAACCAATTCCTAATATTATACCAGAAAGTATTCCTGCATGTTTCCAAATCAACTCTAAAGCACCGCCAATATCGCCTTCAACGATTTTATTAATTGCTTTAAACATATCAACGACAAAATCAATAGCACCATTTATAATTTTAATGAATGTTTCTGGGCTAAATAATAAAAGTGCTATCCCAGCAAGACCTGCAAGCAGTCCACCTTTAGACTTTAAACTTTCACCAAGTGATTTTAAACCATCAGACATTCCTTTGGTATTTTCTTTAATCTTATTCCATATTGATGCTTGTGATTTTAATTTCTTTTCAGATTCTCTACGTTGTTCTTCACCTTGTGCTAATTTACCAAGTGCTTCTAGTGTTTCACTCGCAGATTTCTTTTCTTCATCAGATGAACTAGGATTCTCTAATATTGAACTAACATCAGCAAATTGACTGGCAAGTTCAAGTGAATTTTCATTTGAATCTTTGTTTAGTTTTTTAAGTTTAGCACCCAAATCTCCCTTAGACAACGAAACCTGTAATCCCTCATTTTGTGCTTCTAGGGTTTTAGTTAAGTTCTCTAAAGATTTATTTTCAAAAGATTTTAATTTCTTTTCAGATTCTCTACGTTGTTTTTCACCTTGTGCTAATTTACCAAGTGCTGCAAGTGTTTCACTAGCAGATTGTTTTTCTTCATCAGATGAACTAGGATTCTCTAATATTGAACTAACATCAGCAAATTGACTGGTAAGTTGTCTAGAATTCTCTGTAGTATTAGCATTTAGATCTTCAAGTTGTTTACTTAAACCATCCATAACCAAATTGGTGTCTAATATTTTATTTTGTGCCTTTAGAGATTCTGTTAATTTATTTATTGGACTGTTTTTTTCTGCTTCCTTCTGTGCCTTTTTAAGTGCTGCCTCATTCCTTCTAGCAAATTCACCCATAGCATTAACATTCATAACTGAAGATGCTTGAATTTCTTCTGTTACTTCAGAATCACCCTCTTTCCAAACATCATTTAGTTTTTTAAGTTCAGATGTAACAGCATCAACATTCAAAGAAGTTTTTAACGCTTCAGTTTGTTGTTCTATTGCATCTGTTATATCATTATCCTTTGCCATTATTTTTTACCTGTTTTGAGATTTAATTCGGTCGTTTTCTTCTTTAATATATTGTACTAATAACATAAGATATATCTCCCTTTCCCAAGGGATCAT